AAGGATGGAAGGCTATCAGCAAAAACAGAATTACAAAAAGAACTAGGCGTACAGTATTTACACTACAACTCAGAGACACGTAAGTGTCGTTTTGTCAGGCACAGAAAATGAAATCACCACAAAATATAGTAGAAGATATATACGAGAATCTGAAACCTCTCTGCGATGGAGAGCCTCTGGATCTATCTGAAGAAGAGATAGATAAGTTTGGCGATGATATGAAAAACATATTACGTCACTGGGCCAAGCCTCCGGCCAGAGACTCTAACTTTACTTTGCGTATGTCTAACGTAGGTAAACCTGCCCGTCAGCTTTGGTATGACAACAGGGAAGAGAATACTTCTTCTGTTGCCCCTAGCACGATGATCAAGTTTCTCTATGGACATATCCTTGAAGAAGTAGTTCTTATGTTAGCTAGGCTGTCAGGCCACGATGTAACAGATGAGCAGAAAGAAGTAGAGGTTGGCGGTGTCAAAGGACACATAGACTGTAAGATAGATGGTGAGGTTGTAGATGTTAAGACCGCATCATCCTACGCCTTTAAGAAATTTAAATATGGTACTCTGCCAGACGATGATCCTTTTGGTTATATAGCTCAACTGTCTGGGTACGAACAGGCTGAAGGCACTAAGCATGGCGGGTTCCTTACAATCAACAAGGAGACAGGTGAACTGGCTTTCTATGCTCCTGATGATTTTGATAAGATAGATACAAAGAAGCGTATAAGCTCTCTCAAGAAATCTTTAAAAGCTGATGAACCTCCTGCAAAGTGTTATGATGATGTACCAGAGGGAGCTAAAGGAAACATGAAACTAAGTCGGGGATGCTCTTACTGTCCCCATAAGTTTGTATGTCATGCTGACGCTAACGATGGTTCAGGACTCAGAGGTTTTAGATATGCCAAGGGTGTTACTTACTTCACCAAGATAGTCAAAGAACCTAACGTAGAAGAGATACTATGAACGGTAGAAAAAGTAAACTGGCTAGGCGGCTTGCTAAAGACCTAGCTTTTGGCTGGCTTAAAACTCTAGTCAGTAAAGAAGAGGCAGAGAAGATAACCCAAGATAACTTCATGGATCTCATGCCAAAGCAAACACATATCATGAACGAAGGACAGATGCGTTTAATGCCGAATACCTATAGGTGGTTCATCAAGCAGGTCAAAGCATCTGGCGTGGATAATATAAATGGTAGAAAATCTGGATAGTATTGACCTAGCACATTTGATTGTTGCTACTAGTGCTTTCTTGTTGTCTAAGAATGCTGACATCTCTGAAGTCCCAGACTCTGTGATTGAAAGAATCTGTGATCTTGCAGACTATGAATTAGCTTTTAGACTTGAGAGTACAGTGCATTGAAAAAGGCAAAGGTCAGGAAGGGTTATAGAAAACGTAGAGTGCAGCGTCCTGTAGAGAAGAATGTACCTACCAACTATGACTCCATATGGGAATACAATCTGCATCATGGGTTGCTCAAGAACTGGAAGCATCATGACAGAAAGATTCCTTACGTAGTTAATCATGTCTATCACCCAGACTTTAGTAAGAAGATAGGACGCAAGACTTATCTAATTGAAGCTAAAGGTCGCTTCTGGGATTACTCAGAATACAGTAAGTACATTTGGATAAAGAAGATGCTGCCTCCCAATGTGGAGCTAGTGTTTCTTTTTGCTGATCCCAATGCTCCAATGCCTCAGGCCAAACGCCGTAAGGATGGAACCAAGAGAAGCCACGGTGAGTGGGCCGGAGCCAACGGCTTCAAGTGGTACAGCGAAGAAAGTATTCCTGATGATTGGATAGACAAAGAATACAGAGAAAGCGAGAGGTTCAAAGAAGAGTACTTTGATATAGATAAGGAGCAAGAATGACTGATAATGTAAACAACCCTCCCCACTACAACAAAGGTGGTGTGGAATGTATTGAAGCCATTGAGAGTATGCTTACAGCAGAAGAGTTTATAGGATACTTACGTGGCAACAGCCTGAAGTACAGGTGGCGTTTCCGCTATAAGAATGGCGTAGAAGATTTATATAAAGCACAGTGGTACGAAGATAGACTTATTAAGTACATAGAAAAAACTGGATGTAAGGTAAAAGAATGACAACTAAAATTGGAGTACAAGACTACAAGGGAATCAAAATAGATTATTCCCGCGAAGAACTGCTTGGAGATTTTGCGATAGCAACTCTCAAGGATAGATACTTCTGGCAGAACGAGGATCACGCCCAAGAAGCATTTGCTAGGGCCGCTATATTTGGAGCAACTTATAATGAAACTACTGACTACGCTTTGGCACAACGGCTTTATGAATATAGTAGCCAACTTTGGTTTATGTTTAGCACTCCTATCCTTAGCAACGGGGGTACAAGCCGTGGGCTTCCTATCAGTTGCTTTCTTAATTATGTACCTGATTCCCGTTATGGTTTATCTAATCACTATGATGAGAACATATGGCTCGCAAGTGGAGGTGGAGGCATCGGTGGATATTGGGGCGATATCCGTAGTAATGGGGTGGATACTGCTAACGGCAGCAAGTCTACTGGTTCAATTCCATTTATGCACGTTGTAGATAGTCAGATGTTAGCTTTCAATCAGGGTGTTACCCGTAGAGGAAGCTATGCTGCTTATATGGATATCTCTCATCCAGAGATTGAAGAGTTTATATCTATGCGTAAGACTACAGGAGGAGATATTAATCGTAAGTGTCTCAACCTACACAACGGTGTCAACATAACTGATGAGTTTCTGGCGGCTGTTAAACGTGATGACGATTGGAGACTTATAGATCCTAAGACTAATACAGCCGTTAAAACTGTATCAGCTAGGGATCTCTGGTGGCAGCTTATATCTACTAGGGCTGAGACAGGTGAGCCTTACATAGTCAACATAGACAGATGCAATGAAGCCCTGCCTGACGAGCAGAAGGCATTGGGTCTTGATATTAAACAGAGCAATCTGTGTTCTGAGATTACACTAGCTACCAACAAAGAGCGTACCGCCGTGTGCTGCTTGTCTAGTGTTAATCTAGAATATTTTGATGAGTGGTCTACAGTTGATACATTTATACCCGACTTGATCACTATGCTAGATAACGTGATACAGCATTTTGTAAATTATGCTGTGGGTGAATGGCCTACTCAAAACGAATACATGATCAACAAGCCTTTAGACTTTCAGCAGTTTCAAGATTGCTGCAATCCCAAGAGGATCGGATATGCTAAAGCTGCCTACTCAGCCTACCGCGAGAGGTCACTGGGGTTGGGAGCTATGGGCTTTCATAGCTATCTACAGTCTAAGGGCATAGCGTTTGAGAGTATGTACGCTGCCTCTTTCAACCACAAATCTTTCTCACTGATCAAAGATCGGGCCGCTGCTGCTTCACGTATACTAGCTGAAGAGCGGGGCGAAGCCCCTGATATGTTAGGCAGCGGTAAGAGGAATGCACACCTTCTGGCTGTTGCTCCTAACGCTTCTAGCTCTATTATCTGCGGTGTTACAAGCCCATCTATTGAGCCTTTCAGGGCCAATACATTTACCCACAAGACTCTCTCCGGCTCATTCAGAGTCAAGAACAAGTTCTTAGAGAAAGAACTCAAGGCGGTATTCCCCACAAAGGAAGAGCGTGAGAAAGTCTGGAAAGATATCGCAGCCCATGATGGCTCTGTTCAGCATATAGAAGAACTGTCAGAGGAAACTAGGGAGGTCTTCAAGACAGCTCCTGAGATCAATCAAATATGGGTCATTGAACACGCAACCAACAGGCAAAAGTATATCTGCCAGAGCCAGAGTGTTAATCTTTTCTTTGTGCCTCCTAAGTCTACTGCTGATCAAGAGACACACAATGCTTATCTACAGTATGTTAACGATGTACACTGGGCGGGTGCTAAGAATCTGAAGTCTATGTATTATCTCAGGTCGGATGCTGCAAGATCTGCTGAGAATGTAAACGTCAAGATTCCGCGCATCAACCTCTCTGATGGGGAGTGTTTGAGCTGTGAAGGATAAAGTATTAGTAGAAGTTAAATGGGAGGATGCTTGGACAGACTTCCAAGATATAGAACTAAGCAAGGCCAAGAAACTTAAACCCATACCAAGAACTACTGTTGGGTGGTTGGTTACTGAGAATCATCAGTGTGTTGTGTTATGCACTGACTATTACGATAAAGATAAATCAGTGATCAATACCCCAATTGTTATTCCATCTGGTATGATAACTAATATGTACAAATACGATGTCATACAAACAATGTGATAACTGTGGTTGTAAGATGACTGAGATATTATTTTATGACCGATCTGATGAAACAAAGAAACTTTACCATGAGGCGTGGCAGTGTCCTTTCTGTCAGCTACGAATAGAAAAACCTAAGGAGAAGAAGTGAGTTTACTATCAACACGCGACTACTATAAACCTTTTGATCACCCTTGGATGTTTGATTATTACTTCCAACAAAATCAGATGCACTGGTTCCCTGAAGATGTACCGCTGCACAACGATGTAAAAGATTGGCAGGATATGTCAGACCAAGAAAAGAATCTACTGACTCAGATCTTCAGGCTCTTTACACAGTCGGATGTAGATGTAGGTGCAGGCTATATAGATAGATATATGCGTATCTTCAAAAAGCCTGAGGCCCGTATGATGATGGGTTCTTTTGCCAACATGGAATCTATACATCAACACGCCTACAGCCTGCTGCTAGACACTGTGGGTATGCCAGAGGTTGAGTACAAAGCCTTTGCCGAATATGAAGAGATGTCAGACAAGCATGAATACATCAATGATTTGAAGATTTCTAAGTCAGACAAGAAGTCTATCGCCAAGAACCTAGCGGTCTACAGTGCCTTCACAGAAGGACTACAGTTGTTCTCAAGCTTTGTAATCCTTCTTAACTTCCCGCGCTTTGGTAAGATGAAGGGCATGGGGCAGATCGTTAGCTACAGTATCAAGGATGAATCTTTACACGTTGAAGCTATGACCAAGCTCTTCCGAGAGTTCATACAAGAGAACATTGATATATGGACTGATGAGTTCAAGAAAGAAATCTATCAGTCATGCAGGGACATGGTAAATCTAGAGCAGAAGTTTCTGGATCTGGTGTTTGAGATGGGGGACATCCCCGGCCTCACACGCAAAGAGATGTCAGACTATGTTGAATACATTGCAGATCGTAGGCTGCTTCAACTTGGTCTGAAACCTAACTATAATGTAAAGGACAACCCCTTGGATTGGCTTGATGATGTACTGGGTGTTGAACACCAGAACTTCTTTGAGGGCAGAGCAACAGCCTATATGAAAGCCGGACTCCGAGGGAATCAAGAAGGAATTACTTTCTCGTGAAGACAGGAAACATTGTCTCTATGGCAGTTCAGCTAGGGACTGACGGTAACATCTACTGTGAGTTCTCTGAGCTGCCGTTTGAAGAGATAGAAAAGATCTTTGAGGATAAGTATGAAGCATCCCTAATCCAAACTATTCATAAGTTTATGAACAGGCGGTTTAAGGAT